GAGCCGCTGGTGCTGGTGCGGGAGGTATGCAGCAGATTAGTTCAACAGCATCAGCCGGAACCTATTCCATCGTGGTCGGTGCCGGTGGTGCGGGTACAGCAACTAGTGGTGGGAATAACGGAGCAAACTCGTCTGCGTTCGGCACAACTTCTACTGGAGGAGGTAAGGGTGGCGAAGGCTCAGGCGGCTCAGGAGGCTCAGGCGGCGGCGGCTACGGAGGCGGTTCCCCCGGTTCCGGCACCTCGGGACAAGGTAATGCTGGTGGGTCATGGTCCGGTTCGGAGATTGGCGGTGGCGGCGGCAAGGGAGAAGCGGGCAATACTGATGGTCAAGGATACGGTGGCGATGGAGCCACTGGGATAGGTGTTAGTTCTTCAACCCCCTATTACGCAGGTGGCGGTGCCGCTGGCGACTACAACACCGGCAACCAGTACTACGGCGGTCAGGGTGGTGGAGCCAACAACGCACCGAATAGCCACGGTATCGGAGGGGTTCCGAATACCGGGGGCGGGGCGAGTGGTAGGGATGTTACGCCTGTTGCAAAGGATGGGGCCGATGGCGGTGCGGGCATCGTTGTGATCCGCTACGAGGTGGCTGCGTAATGGCTCTCCCCGCTTACATTGACGAGTCCACTGGTGCGATCACCGATGGTGAGGCATGGGTCGCCCTGGCGACGAAAACGCCCAGCGGGGCGAACGTGTCGTTCACTTCGACCGATGACGGTCAGGTCGGGGACTGGTCGCAATACATGGATCTCGTCGTGATCGGGTACTTCCGTATGAGCGCATCTGGAACCTATGGCGGTATGTGGCTCAACTTCAACAGCGACACGGGAAGCAACTATGCGTGGCAGGAGATGGTGTGCGATGGGTCGTCTGTGAACTCTTGGGCTACTGGTTCTGCTGGGAGCGCAGGTACCGATTACATCAGAGTGGCTCATTGTCCCAAGGCGGGTGCCACCGCCAACATCTTTGGCTCAATGGTGTTAAACATCTTTGATGTCAATTCTGGCAAACACAAGTTGCTGACTTCGACTAGCGCTGCCGACTTGGATTCCAACAATACCGATAGCACCTGTGTCCTCTTTACTGGAACGTGGAAGAAACAAGATCCGATCACTTCGATCACCTTTGATGTGGACAACAACTACGTCACTGGAACCCGTTTCGACCTGTTCGGTGTCCTCCCAAGGATGGTGGCCTGATGGCTGTGATCGAAGCAATCGCCACAACGTATTTGGAGGCTGATGCGGGGAACATCACATGGAGTTCGATTCCGCAAACCTACGAGCATCTACAGATCCGTGCCAGTTTTCAGGATCACAACGCCACCAACTCGGCAACGAACTTCACGCTGGCGGTCTACTTCAACAACGACAATAGTTATGCAAGGTTCGCCACTCACATGGTGAGGGCCTACGGAAGTACCGATACTGGCTATGCCCACGCCTCTTGGGCGCAGGTTGGATACATGGGTGCCGAACCAGACATCCCCCGTTATGCGGGGGTTGTGTTGGACATTCTGGACTACACCAACGCGAACAAGAAGACCGTGGTTTCTGGCCTCAACGGTTATGTGGGGACGGTCAATAATGTTTCGTTCGGCTCGTCGCTATGGCATACGGCCAGCAGCGGGTCGGGCGTGAACGATGCGGTAACCCAGATCATGTTGCATTCTCCCGGCGGTGCTGGTCTGCTGCGGGGTGGGTCAGCGACTCTCTATGGATTGAAGTCTTCGTAATGGCTGCTTTCACGGTTATCGACCACACTGAGATCGGGTCAGGCGGTGCTGGCTACTGGGAAGAAACAGGCATCTCGTCGTCCTACGACCACCTGTATCTGGTTGCGTCGTTGCGTGGCGAACACGCCACCAGAAAGTATGTCTCATTGTCGCTGACCGTAAACAGTGTCACTTCGTCGGTGTATTCCAATACGGCGATGTTCGCCAACTCCTCCTCCGTTACGCCAACCCGCGAGCCGGCGCGTTCCAATCTGGTCAACGCGTTCTGGCCGGGAAACAACACCCTCGCTGACACGTTCGGGTCTATGACGATCTGGATTCCCAACTATGCCAACACGGCGAACTTCAAGTCGTTCGTGATGAGGTCTGCTTCCCCGAACAACAGCACGGGCACTGGCGATTGGATCGTCGGGGTCACGGCAGGTCTTTACAAGCAGACTTCAGCGATCTCGTCAATCAAGATCGCATCGGGTTACTCCGATGACTTGGCCCAGTATTCCACTATCACCCTCTACGGGGTAACAGGAGCTTAAGTGATGAGCAATCTGCAGAATATGAAAAAATCTGGTATACTTTACATTAAGGAGATTATTGATGGCACGATTTAAGGTTGTCAACGGTGAATACATCGAGTTGACGGCAGAAGAAGAAGCGGAAATGGACGCGATGGCTGAGGCTACGGATCAGGACTTGACCTTCGTCCGTGCTCAGCGCAACGCCATGCTGGGGGCCTGTGATTGGACCCAGTTGGGTGACGCCACACTGGGTGACCATACTGCTGAGGAATGGCGTACATACCGTCAGGCTTTAAAGGACATTCCGCAGAATTATAGTCGTGTCAGCGATGTGGTGTGGCCGAATGATCCGCCGACACAGGCGGTTATTGACGCTGAGGGGGCTGAGTAATGGCTGTACAAATCCAGCTTCGTCGTGGCACGGCTTCGCAGTGGACTTCTGCGAATCCTACGTTGGCGGCGGGAGAGATGGGTATCGAAACCGATACCGACAAGTATAAGATCGGTGACGGGTCTACCGCTTGGACCTCGCTGGGCTACTCTTCTCTCCCCGGTACTGCTATTAGCAATACAGTGGTTGATGCCAAGGGCGACATCATTGCTGCCACGGCAGATAACACTGTCGCCAAACTAACGGTGGGTTCTAACGGTCAGGTGCTGACTGCCGCCTCAGGCCAGAGTACGGGCCTCCAGTGGACGACCATCTCGTCAGATTCAATCTCTGATGCTGACAGCGATACGAAGATTCAGGTTGAGGAAGGGTCTGACGAGGATATTATTAGGTTCGATACGGCTGGTACAGAGCAAATGACCATCAAAGCTGATGGTACAATTACACTAACACAAGGATTGGACGACGTTAATGCCGTATTAGCCGTTCAGATCTTTCGATAAGGAGGAAAACCAATGGCTACATATTCCAAACAATATTTATCTGGCGGTGGCGCTAATGGAACTGGTATTGAACTCGCTGTTGATAGTGGGACTTATACCACGATTCACACTTCTAGTGGTACTGCTGGTGACATAGATGAGATTTGGCTGTATGCTTCTAATACCCATACTTCGGATATCAAGGTAACTTTAAAATTTGGCGGGACAGATGATCCTGACGACATTATTGAAGTTACTGTTGGTGCTGAAGCTGGACTAGTTTTGCTAGTCCCAGGGCTGATTCTTAAGGGTGGTTCTTTGGTGCTTTTGGGCGCTGCTGCAACTGCTTCTAAGGTCTCGGTATTCGGATACGTAAATAGGATCTCTTAATCATGGCGGAGATAGAACGTATTCTTCCTACTACGAAGGTATCACAATGGCTTGCTTCTGCTATCACTGGTGAATCCATATCACCTCCCCCTACGGGGAACGCTGGCTATTTTGTGGGTGGCAATAGTGGTAGCCGACTTGATTCTATTGATAGGGTAGATTTTGATGATGACACTAGGTTTACCCTTAGTGCCACATTAAGTGTTGCTCGTGATCAAATTGGTGGAATATCCAATTCTGGTGTTGCTGGGTATGTTGCTGGTGGGTCGTATAACCCTGGCAGTGGTTGGACAGGAAGGCTTGATATTCACAAGTTGACGTATAATGGTGACACTACGTCTGTAATTAGTGCAACTTTGGGTGGAACGGGCCGGAGACAACTTGGAGATGCTGGTATGTCTAATCAAGGTACTGCTGGTTATTGGGCTGGAGGTTATAGTACATAATGGCATATCAGGATACGGTTGCTAAACTTACTTATTCTACTGAGGCGCGCACTGTATTGAGTGCCTCTATGTCAAATGACAGGTATGAAACTGCCGGTTTTTCCAATTCGGGTACTGCTGGGTATGTGGCTGGTGGTTATGGCACGGCTTATGGTTCCAACCAAGGATTGTTGCAGTCGATAGATAAATTTACTTTTTCTAATGATAGCCGTTCTACTTTGAGTGCTGTTATTACTATGGGTTATTCTAATACTTTTGGTAGATATGGGTGTATGGGGTTTGCCAATAGCGGCACTGCTGGTTATATCGCTGGCGGTGGATATATGCCGCGTACAGATATTATTGATAAGATTACGTTCTCTAATGATTCTAAATCAACTCTATCTGCTACCTTAAGTGACGACACTTGGGATCAGGGTGCAGGATGGGAGAATAAGAATACGGCTGGATATGTTGGTGGTGGGGCAAGTCATACTGGTGACTCAGACGTTATTGACAAACTTACTTTTTCTAATGAATCGATTAGTACGCTAACGGCTACGCTTTCCGTTCAGCGGGAACGTTGTGCTGGTTTAGGTAATGGAGGAACGTATTAATGACACGTATGGAACGTACTCATCCTGGTACTAAAGTTTCTGAGTGGGCTTCTGGTTCTATTGCTGCCAATCCGGGTTGGATCAAGCAACCCGCTGGTTATTTTGGTGGCGGTAATGACAGTGGCAATCAGTCCACTGTAGATAAGATACTTTTTAGCAACGATTCTCGGACCACATTGGGTACTGGTATGTCTGTCGTCCGCGAAGGTCTTGCTGGGATGGCTTCACCAGTTGCAGGCTATTTTGGTGGTGGTGAGGGCGGGACTAACGCTGGCAACATTGTTGACCGCTTCCTGTTCTCTAACGATTCTAGAACCACGTTGGGTACTGGTTTATCGGTTACCCGCTACAATCTTGCTGCGATGGCTTCGTCGGTTGCGGGCTATTTCGGTGGCGGGTATTACCCGTGGAGTGCTGTCGTTGACCGTTTTCTTTTTAGTAACGACTCCCGAACGGTATTGAGTACGGGTTTGTCAGTTGCCCGACAGTATCCCTCAGGGATGGCTTCGTCGGTTGCGGGTTATTTTGGTGGCGGTCATGCGGAGTCTAGTGGAGCCTCCAGCGTTGTTGACCGTTTTCTTTTTAGTAATGATTCCCGCACCACATTGGGGACGGGCCTATCGGCTGCCCGTTCACAGATCGCTGGATTTGCTTCTGACGTTGCCGGTTATTACGCTGGCGGCGGTTCGCCTAATGTAACTACTGTTGATCGGTTTCTGTTTAGCAATGACAGCAGAACCACATTGACTAATGGCGTGTCGGCTGCTCGTGCTGGTGCTGGCGGAATGGCTTCTGATTCAGCAGGTTACATGGGTGGTGGCCGTAACGCAAGTTCTACCAATGTAGACATTGTTGACCGCTGGCTTTTCTCTAACGACTCTAGAACTACGTTGAGTACTGGCTTGTCGTATACCCCTAACAATGTTGGTGCGTTTGGGGATTCGTCATCGGTATGACTATAATAAATGGAAAGGATTTATAATGGATTTGAATGATGCAATAGAACAGATACAACAACCACGGTCCAGGTATCAACTGGAGCGTTTTGTGATAGGTCAGCATGATACTGTGGAGATGCAGTTTTACCAGTGCGTGATTGAACTCAACGATATGCTACATAAGTATAGATTAGCTGAGATCAGTCAGGTTAGGATGGAAAGGGAGATTGCTCGTCTCGAGAACTCAGATGAGGAAGATGCTGATTTGGATTTGGCTGAGAAGAAACTTGAATACGAGTTCTTTCTTGGTGTCAAGAATGGAGGGGAACGGGAGATTATATGCCTATTGGATATCTACAACCAGATTCCCCATTTTTCCAGAGATGAGATTGACCATGCTCAGCCTGAGTATTGGGATAAGCGGTTGACTCGTCAGACCCAGCTTCAGATTATGGCTGGCAATGTGCAGTGGGCACAGTTGGATTCGATGCGTCAGATCGACAAGTTGGAACCGATGATTGAGGAACAGCAGAAACTTATCACTGATATGGCTGAGAGAGAACTTATTGAAGGGGGTGAAGTATGAGATATTTCAAGTGGAAGCTTTCTGAGGGAACTTGGGGCACCGGTCCAGAAGTGGAACTTAATTCAGTAAATAAGATCACTGCTGGAGGTTATGTAGATTCTGATGGGTATCGTATTGGATATTTAAAAGATTATAGTATTTCTGGTGTAGACTCTGATTGGGATGTTACTGAGGTATCAGAGGCAGATGCTTTGGCTTTTGCTCAGGCGATTTGGGCAGATGCTGAAGTGGATTCTGATGGTATACTTACCCATCCACAACCTGAAGATGTTGAAGAACCAGTAGTTGAATAGTTAGTTTAAAAATAGCATATCTGCTATACTGGAGGTATTATGGCAGTACAAATTCAACTTAGACGAGACACTGCTAGTAATTGGACAACTAATAACCCGACGTTGGCTGAGGGCGAGTTCGCTATTGAGACGGACACCGACAAGTACAAGATCGGTGACGGTTCCACAGCGTGGACCTCTCTCGGCTATTCGTCGCTGCCCAGTGGTACGGCCACGATAGCCAGCCCGACGTTTACTGGGGTACCTGCCGGTCCTACGGCATCAGCGAACACCAATACGACTCAGTTGGCTACGACAGCGTTCGTAATGACTGAGGTTGGGGACTATTTACCTTTGGCTGGTGGGACTCTCAGCGGTGCCGTGAACGCTGGTGACCAGATCATACAGAAAGCAGTATTCAAGGATGTTGGAGAAACGCTAGCAACTAATGGCACATCTGGATCTACGGCAACCATTGATCTTGAAGACGGCAACTTCCACAAAGTCACCCTGACGGCGAACTGCACCTTTACGTTCTCAAACCCGCCAGCCTCAGGTACGGCTGGTTCGTTTACGTTGTTCTTGGTTCAGGATGGGACAGGTTCCAGAACGGTGACTTGGCCGGGTTCGGTTGACTGGGCTGCGGCTACTGCTCCTACGTTAACCACTACTGCTGCTGCAGTTGATGTGTTAACGTTTATCACCTTGGATGGTGGTACTATCTGGAATGGGTTTGTTGCCGGTCAGGCGATGGGCTAATGAGTTTAGGTTCTAATCGTGCATTATTAGCGGCTGCCGGTGTGTCTACGGGGCTTAAGTTTGGCGACGAAGCGTGGATGCAAGTTGACAATGTAACAGTTAGTGGCAATTCCAATCTGGATGTCACGTTTACATCTAGTGGTTCGGAGGAAGCGTGGTCTAGTTTCAGAGATTTGGTTATAATGATTAAAGCCAAGTCGCAGGCGTATTCCGAACAAAACTTAATGGTTGAAATAAACAATATCGCACTGTCTACAACATCAAACCGTCAGTATTATAATGCCAAGTTTCATTATATGGCCGGTGGAAGTGGCACATACACTTACTCGGACAATACTTATATGAATGGCAGTGCGGGTGATCAGTATGCTAGCAAACAGTCAGGGATGGTGGTTGGTTATCAGGGTGGTCGTTCTAATATGATAGCTCCCAATATTATCACGTTCTATGACATCAACTCGTCTCAGACAAAGTATTGGCAGCATATGGCTTTTCCTGGCAAGGTCAGTACCGGCACTGGTCAGGATTCACATCCAATTTGGGGCTATCATTCTTTCTTTTACACTTCTCGTACAAATACCCCTGCCATCACTACTCTTAACTTTTATGGTGGCGATAATCACAATTGGAGAGACGGTGCCACATTTTCGTTGTACGGCATCTTAGGAGATGAAACATGACGTACCATCTTATTTCTGCTGTGGAACTGTCTTCAACCACTAGCGTGGTTGAGTTTGCGGACATATCAGATGAAGGGATAATGCTGGAATGTCGAGTCAACGCCAAGTCAACTCGTACCACTCAATCTGACCAAATCGCCTTTAAAACTATAGATGGTACTCAAAATGGCTGGTCAGGTGGGATGGCTGTCGCAGACACAGGTGGTTGGGTCAACTCCAACAGTAACTATTATTGGGGCGGCGGGTCTGCTTATTTTTCAAGCACGGTGTACAGTAACATTGCTGCGTCCGGGTCCACCAACAATGTGTCCGGGCAGTTCTCTCCTGTCATCATGCAATTTTGGAATTACAATGTTGACACTCAACCTACGAGCGCCATGTTGTGGTCAGGTACTTTGAATGCCACTAACGCAGCGTGGAGTAACAATTCCGTTCAGTTTGTTTGGGGCAATTTGTTGGATTATTCTGGCGGTTCTCAGTTTGAGAGACTGACCAAGATGTCAGGTTTGTACATACAATGCGGTTTCGGAGATTTTGTGGCTGGTTCATCATTTCGTCTATACGGGTACAAGGCAGCATAATGGCACTGGTAAAGGCAATGTTCTTTTTGAGCCAGTCTACTGTTTCTGGTACTGGGACGTATACGGTGTCTCATTCAATCAGTAACGCTAACGACTATCAGTCGCTCAGGATTATCTTCTCCGCTAGAACAAATAGTTCCAATATAGCCAATGGTCGTGGGATGGGGTACGACAGGTTGTATATGCAGTTTAATGGTGATACAACTGGAGCGAACTATATGTGGGGTGGAATTGACGGCAACTATGATAATGATTCTGCTGCGTATTGGAGACAAAGAGACAGTTCAAATCTAGGCAGCGGGTATCGCACTACCTATGGGTATGACATCGGAGAATTGGCTGCACACGGCAGTACCAGGGATGGGAGTAATGATGTTTGGACTAGTGGAATGATCGACATTTTGCACAAGTCTGGGTCTTGGTGTCAGAGTATTATCCAAACGTGGCAACCAAAGGGTAACGGTGGTTCTTCGTTCAACGCACAGTTGTACTCCACAGGAAAGGTTCTCTCCGGGTTTGTATGGAAGGATACTTCTACGTTAACTTCCGTTGCTTTTAAGACTAGGCACAACCGGTTTGAGCCTGGATCACATTTTGCTTTATATGGTTTAAAGAATACGGCGTAACAGCTGATTGGAGGAAATAGATTATGCCAGTAGAATCAGGCGCAACCCGCCTAACTAATGAATCAGGAACTTGGGAGTATGTCCCTCTGACTCAAGAGGAAATAGATCTTCGCAATGCTCAAGCGGAGGATGCGGATCTAGACTTTAGTGAGATCAGAGCAGTACGGGATGGAGATTTGGCCCGGTCTGATTGGACAGATTTGCCCAATGCTCCACTTACTGCTGAGAAGGCAGCGGAGTGGCAGACGTACCGTCAGGAACTACGCGACTATCCGGCTCAGTCTGATAAAGTTTCAACATTACCTGAGTGGCCAACACCTCCGTCTTAAAATATTATTCGGTTTTTTATTGAATAAGTGATAAGATTGCCATAGGGGGAATGTTCTATGGCAAAAGAAGATTCAATAAGCATTTCTAAATCTGAGATAATTGCTGCCCTGTCTAAAGTTGAAGATATCAAGGAAAAGACATCTGTTGGAATTAAGCAGGCCACTAGCACTCTAGAAAAGATTAAAGACAATATTGCCTGGTTGCTAGGCTTGCCTGCCACTATAGGTGGTGCATTTGGTTTCTTGATAGACTCTGGAAACGAGCAGGCTGAATTATCATATCAGGTGGCTCAATTGGAAGACGCCGTTGCTGAACTTAAGGCTGAAAATGATTTGCTTGGCGGGGGAGCGAAGAATTTCAGTTTAGATTTGTCTAATGCACCTGGTGGCTCATTGACGCCTATTTTAGTCGGTATTACGATTGTTATTCTTGTTGGAGTCCTATTCTGGTATCAGAGTAGGCGAAGAAAGAGAGGATGAAAAAACCCTCAGCGATATTTGTCGCTGGGGCGCTACTCCTCGCCAGCTGCTCGAGTGGTTCTACAGAGTCTGAGATTACAACAGGAACATTGTTTCCGGCAACTACTACTAGTGTGGTGGAAACGGATCGGCCTGTAGTTACAACAACTACGTCAACAATTGCGCCGGTAATGTTGGAGAGTGTTCCTCTGGTTGATTACGCTATTCCTGAATATACCGCAGAGAATGATACATTTTCTTTTGAAAACTTTGGCGGTGGAGAAGCTCCAGCTGACTTAACTGTGAACATGGCTCGCCGTTTGTATGGCGACAACCAGGTATGTTCTGATGTTACGGATAACAAGTGTACGCCGTATCCTGTGATTCTACAGTTGATGTCGCAGGCCAATAAGTCGATGCGTGGCGGTTTGTGTGAAGGGCTGGCTGTATTGAGTATGCGTCTCTCTGGTGATATTGAAACGCTGGCATCTTTTCAAAATACTACAACTGTTGCCGAACTGATTAAAGAAGACCCTGCTTTGCTTTCTGAGATTGCCTATTGGTATGTAACCCAGTTTGCAATGGAAGTCCAACAAGAGGCTTCGTCGTATTTAGAGTTGTCACCGACGGCATTGGCTGAGATTCTGCTGTATGACTTCGCAGAGGCAGAACAAGGCAATCCTTATACTGGGTTCACAATCGGTATTTACAGCGACAAGGGAGGTCACGCTGTGACTCCTTATCGCGTTGAAGAGATGGCTAGTGGGTACAGGATATATATTTATGATTCAAACTGGCCCGGTGAAGAGCGTTGGATAGACGTTTCCAAGGATGGCACTTGGATATATGCGTTAGCCGCTACTAACCCTACTGAGCAGTCAGAGGCGTGGTCTGGCGGGGTTGGGACTATGGAATTGACACCTATGCGTGCCCGTACTGGGCCTTTTACTTGTAGTTTCTGCCCTCAAGAAGAAGGGGAGGAATCTGGCACGATGCTTACTGTTGCTGCTTCTGGCAGCAAGCAGATGGCATTAAAGATTGAAACTGAATCCGGGCAAAGACTTGGATACTATGACGGGGCATTTGTTAACGAGATTCCTGGGGCGACGTATAGGTATCTCATATCAGGACCAAGTACTTCTGATCCCGTGCTTGTTTTCCTGCCACCTGGTATTGAAACTTTCAGTGCCGATGTTGAAGAGATTGCTGTACCGGGAAAGGATGAGCCAGTTTCGACTAAAGATAGAATTGAAGACGCTATAGAAGAGGTAGTGGAGCAAAAGTTCTCCTTGTTGGTTTTAAATGAAGAAAAGTCGGTTCAGATTGAGGCTGTAATAGTTGAGGAAGAAGAACCTGAAAGGTGGGAGCAGCCCGATGATGAATCTGAGGAAGAGCAATCTTTGCTTGATTTCTCTGAAGAATCTATTGAGATCGCAGAGATTGAGGAAGCCACAGTTGCAATTGCTGTTGACTCTCTTGAAGTCGAAGTTGAACTAGATACAGGGCAGCAAATCGAACTGGTATTTGATTCAGAGCCAGAAATTTCTGATGAGCTAGATATGATGGATATTTCCATTCAAGATAATGAAGGTGAATTGCTGGCTGAAGTTGAGGTTGATCTGTCCGCTTATAGGGCTGTTGCTGCCGTGGAAGAGCCAACAACGACTACACCTGACCAGCCTAGCGTTACAATTCCTACGCCAGAACCGGTAGTTGTTCCTGTGATTATTGAAATAGCATACAATGAAGAAATTGGTGAAATTGTTCAAGAGGAAGAAGTAGTTGAGGCGTGGGTTGCCTCAGATGCTGAGTATTATCAGGCTGTAGCAGAAGATAGAATTGAAGAGGTGTTGGGAGAGTCTTATGTAGAAGAGATTCAAGATGTTAGTGAATGGGAGGCTCCTGAAGAGTTTGATGATACAGAATTGGATATGGCTGAGATTATTCTTAGCGTAGATGAGGAATATTGGGAGGACGAACAGTGGGATGAGGTTGATTATGATGATGAATGGTTTGAGGAACAAGAGGATGAAGTAGAAGAATTCTTCGCAGAGGCTGTTGAGTTAGAGGTGGTTGTTGAGTTTATTGAAGAGCATGAAGAAGAATTAGCAACCTTCTTTATCAATGAAGAGGTTGATGAAGAAGAGTTTTGGGATGCCTATGAAGAGGAATACTATGAGGAAGATTTTGCTTTCCAAGAGTATGATGCCGAACTCGAGGAAGAAATGATCCTTGAAGAATTTGGATTAGAAGAGTGGAACGAAGACTTATTAGGGCCGGCTCCAACAGAGACTGAAGAGTGGACTGAAGAGGATTGGAATGCTTATGATGAGGAAATGGATGAGATTTGGGAAGAAGAGATGGAAGATCCAGAAGCATGGGAAGAGGAACTTCTGGAAGAATTAGGGGTAGAGGAATGGGACCCAGATTGGGGACCATCACCAACAGAATCAGCAGACTGGACTGAGGATGATTGGGATGCTTACGATCAAGAATGGGCTACTGACGAAGAGCAGCGTATTCTTGAGGAAGAGGGCTTGGAAGAGTGGCCAGAAGACTGGGGGCCATCACCAAGCGAAACTGCTTTATGGACTGAAAGCGATTGGATCGCTTATGACGAAGAGCAGGAACTATTATGGGAGGTCGAAAATGAGACGGATACCAATATCGCCGTGGAAGAGGATTGGCTTGATGAAGATTGGTTGGAAGAAGAAGTTGAAGTTATATCTGAGATTGATTTTGGATTAGAGGATGAGTTGGTTGAAGAAGAGTTTTTAGAGATGCTATCTGAACTTAGCGAAGATGAGTTGGATGATTGGGAAGACTTCATAGGTGATGAAGAAGAGGAAGAATGGTATAATGAAGAGGACTCTATTGAAGAGGAATTGGAGGATATAGATGAAGAAGAGTGGAATCAAGAACCCGGCGAAGATGGGGACGAAACTTGGTGGGGGGATGATGAATCAGAAGACCAGGAAGAAGAAGGGTGGCTGGAAGGAGCCGAAGAAGAAGTAGAAGATTGGGACGAGGATTACGAGGAAGATCTTGAAGACTCAACCGAGGAAGACGTAGATAGTTTTGACGAAGAATTTCTGCCCGAGTCGGATTTACCTTCAGAGGAAGAAGTGGATGAAGAGCAAGTGGATGAAACGGAGATGCCTCCTGCAGAAGAGGACGAAGAGCGGGGGGAGGAGTTAGATGAAGAAGTCGAAGAAGAA